GGCGGTAGGCTCGTCTTGATCATAGTCGAAATATACGCTGTCAATCAATATCGGCGCGGCAATTACTGTCTTGTCGCTCACCGGTGCTATGTCGGCATCATGCCTGTCGATAGTCGCGCCCAATGTAATAGGTTGCCCGGCTTGGTTCATCAGCGGTAGCGAGTAGTCAATTGTTGGGCTATCTGATGCCACATAACCCAGTGACGTTACCGGCTTCACTGTTGAACAAGCCACCAACACCAAACAAGCAATCATCAATCCTAATTTTTTCATAGCTCCAGTTCCTTTTCGATTTGTGGTTCGCTGCGGCCTAGCATCTTGTCGACCAAAGTATTCAATTCTGCCATGCGTTCAGGTAATGCCAATTTCACGCGCTTATCGTCAATCACGGATTTGAATTCCTTGAGTAATCTAACATTGTGTTCAAACAACATGCGCAGGTCGTATTCCTGTGCGACCACCAATGCCTCTAGATACTTGATACGGTCACGCTTCGTTTCCCGGTTGAGTTTCAATTTCGCCCCCTTGTTGTTTTGCCGCTTCGTTCTTTTCCTGCAAATACGCCAGAAGTTCATCCGCATCGAAATCCAGCGGGTCACTGAATAGCGTTTTCATGCTTGAGATGTTGAGCGTCACCCATTCTACCAAACTGGCCGCATTTGTTGGGTCTAAACTAGGCAACAACTTTTCGAGCAGGCTGATCACACTATCGAGTTTCACTTTATCGGACTTCGACTTCTCGCTTTCCGGCTCGATCAATAAACTAGGCCACGTAGCAACAAAGCTATTTTTCCACTCGTAGAATGCCTGCTCATAGCTCACATTTTGATATTCAGGAAATTGATCTTGCACCCGTTTATAGAATGCCGGACTCCATGCCCTGTACATCACGATATTGTCAAAGAAGGCATATACAGGGTCAAGCCACTCACGCACGCCGTTAATGTACTGCACGGTTGCCTTGAAGTCCTCGGAGCCGTTAGCCAGCACTTTGGCATAGCCATCTGACAGCAACAGAGCAGGCGGCATCACCGCGCTTGACGCGATATTCTCGATAATATTGTTTCGGACTACCGATACGGCCTTATCCACATTCTGGAGGTTTAGCGTCTCTACCGAGTCATCATTGCTGATATTAATTACATTGCCGTTCTTTGCATCTTTCAGAAAATTTCGCTTGATCTTGTTTATTGCCCCGCTGATTTTGTCCGTTATTGAACCTGGATTCTTGATCTTGGCGATAATCACCGCTGCCTTGGTCATGATCTCGTCATCGGCGATCATCGAAGTAACGAACGATTTAAGTGGGAATAGGGCACGCTGGAACACTGAACGGCCTACGAATCCATAAGCCGAAGGCGTGTAGGAAATATATACAGGCGTTTCGTTCATCAGTGTGCATGAGCGGCTAAAGTGGTATTTCTGCCCGCCTGCTGTCACCGCCGTGGCTTTTTGAAAGTCGGGCGCGTTTGGATTTTGGTTTAAAACCAGACTGCCCGAAGTGTTGAGCGGATCCAGTGCGTTAAAGTAAATTTGTAAATCTGCCAGCGTTTCAAGTGCCAGAGGTTCATCAGTTGGGAAGTTTATTGCTCCGAATATTACCGAACCAATCCCATACGTGCGAGAGATGAACGCCGTTTGCTGAATCGTTGCGTCAATTTTTAAGGCCTTCCACTCAGCTATAAAAGCCTCTTGGATTAGCGTTTCCGGGGAATTCGGTATAGATATTTCGCGCTGCTGAGACATGGCCAGCCTGACCGGAGTCTCGACCATCTTCGCACCCATTGGGTGGCAGAGATAAATAATTTTGCATAGCTGGTATGATGGCATCGCCCCCGGCTGAATGTCGTCTGACATCAATATTTGCTGTAGGGAATTGCCTAGAGCGGTATTACCTACTGTGGCTATTTGTGCCATGTTTCACCTCGTGCCGCTATCTCAGCGGGATGGTTAAATGCTAGAATCCGTCTGAATCTCCCAATGCTACAGCCGCGCTGTACGTCGCGCAGTCGTTTAAGTCATCCGCGCCATTGTCCACGCCAACCCTATAACCGCATATTTGCCCGACAAGGTGGTTTTTTTCTACTTCCTTGTATCGCACGGTTTTATTATAGGCGTGTTTTGATAATTTTATCATACCCTGCCAAAAATAAGAACTTACAGAGATTGCGCGCTCATCTTTCCCCATGGCTGTTAATTTGCTGTCAATCGGATATGCTGCATACCCTGCGCGCTGCGCCTGCTTAATCAGGATCGTGCCGGAATTTTTGTCCTCTATTAATGCACCTATTGAACCATCTCGTGCTTGTAGCTCCTTAGCATAGGCTTCAAGGTTTAAATAAATTTGCGGCAGCCAGTCAATCAGTAATTCTCCAGATATTTGAACAATCCCCCAGTCGAGAAAAACAAGCGGGTATTTACTATGGTTGTATTTAGCACAAATTGTATAAGCCGTGCCGTCGTGCTGCTTGCCTGTTTTTGTCGCGGTATCAAGAATCGCAAAAATATATTGGGGGTATAACGGCGGGTCAATCGGCTCGCCATTGTCCAGCATTTTATCAAGCTGGAAAAATGCCGAACCACTCCAATCCACAAAATCCGCTAAATGCTCCTGCTGGTAAACTAGCGGCGGTTTTTTATTCTTTAACTCTGCGACTGCTTTCTTGTTTAGGTTTGGATTTGCAGAAGTTGGGGCGTGAAACTCTTTAAAGCCAAGGCTTTTATCTGTGCAAGCCATGTAAAAGAAGTTATCTTCATCAATCCCTTTCGGGGTCCCCCCCATGATTGCATTGCCATCGTAGTCTAGCAACGTCGGTTCTATGGATTGTTCCCATATGGCCTGCATGCCCTTTTTGACCAGGCTACCCTCGTCAATAATCACCTCTTTGTACTTCCGTCCCCGCCCGGCATCTTCATCTTGCAGCGTCCAAAAATCTATTTGGCCGCCGTTCGTTAGCTCAATTACCGCATCTATTTTACTTGCAGACTTGATTATTGGTCGAAGTATGCGCTTGCATTCTTTGTAGCTAGGCATGAGTTTTTTGTAATCCGGCGCAAAAAACCCGACCGGATAGCCCTTCGCGCCAAAGTTACAAGCAACATCCTCCAGCATCACCGACTTGCCGAACCGTCTGCCAGCCCGAACAACCGTCAGCCTTGCTCGATTTGCAATAATGTCGGTTTGCCCTTGATGCCACTGGCGGAGGGCGATTTCAGGCATTAGATATCTTCTTCGCTACGGTTGCGCGGCGGGTGATCGTACGGAACTGGCAACATGTCCATTCCACCAGTTATGGTTATCTCTGTCGATTCTGGTTCTGATTGCTGCCGTGAAGCTATGGCCATTGCGTCGTTAGCGGGCTTGTTGTGAATATTGATAATGGTGCCTATTTTCGCAGCTTGCGCCAGAGATTCGTCGTTCATTAATTCGTCGTCTATCTTTTCGTCCATTCTCTTTACGAGGATGTCACCGTGACGTTTTGCCACTCGCAACCCGTTTAATGCGACATCAGCGGACAGGTCTTGCATTAGTATTCTTTTCTCTGCGAGTGTTTGGGCGGTTATCTGAGCGGCTAAAGGTAATGAATTAACCGCTTGTTTTGTGCTAACAATTTGATCTGCTACATCTTTTATTTTTTTCGTCTGAGCGGATATGCGCTCTCTGAGTGCGCTATACGATATTCCAAACTCTTTGGCTAGATCCCTTATTGATTCTCCATCAAGATGTCTTCTTACGATTTCGTCGAGTTGAGCCTGCGTAAGAGTCGATTTTCTCCCCATGTCATTTTATTGGTATTATTGAGTTGACTGGATTATAGCAGTCCAGAATCGGCTATGTCGTTTTTGATTGTTTCGGCTTCGTGGAGCTCATCAGCGTACTCGTTAGCCTCGAATGCTGCCACGCCTTCATCAGCTATGGCCTTATTACGTTTTTGAATTCTTTTAGCTGCGCTCTTTGGTATTCCCTCGAAAGCGTTTCTTTTACGCTCTGCGACCCGCTTTTCAAGTGATGTTTTTCTAATTGCCATTTTAACTATTTCCAGTATTTGCCGGCAAATGTTTAAGGGGTTCCGGTTCTTGCTTTGCGATTGTGATAGAGAACCGCTTAGGGCTCACAAACGAAAAGATACTCGACGTATTCAAAGGGCGTTACCCCGTTCTTTTTTCGGAGGAACATCAACCCCGCCCAATTGTTCTTTAAACTTTTCACGAATCCCAGTGCTTATACTGCCATTTCCGATTTTTCTTGCTTCGTCAACTATTGCCCGAGGCAGGGTTACCATGTGCCGCGTCATTTTTTGGAGTGGTAATATCGTTGGCCGCGCCATCTTTTACGTCCTTTTTTTCTTTGCAAAAAATAGCATCGTAATTGTCTCGATATAGATTATTTGCAGGGCGAGAGGCAAGCAAGTCGCCGGTAATGTCGTTTTTTGCCGTACTCATACATTTGAATTGGTTACCTCTGCGGCTGCCAGACTCAATTCAGCCCGTGCATTGTCTCGAACAGCTTGAGCCTCGATGTATGCCGCGTCAGCGTCGATCTTGGCCTGCATGGCCTCGCGTAGCAGGTCTGTCGCGGTGTCGAAACGCTCTTGTAATGCGCCGAGGTCGATCTTTGATACTTTTGCAGGTCGTGCCATGATGATCTCCTATCTTCCAGTTGATTTTTTAGCGTTAAATTTGTTGAATTGTAACCGCTTTTCGCGGACACGCATACATGCTGTCGTAATCAACCTCATTGAAGTAATGCGCCCGGTCAGGTGCTGGGTATTTTACTTTTGCTTCATTGGATTGTTCTGGAACTCCCATTCGTTCACCAAATTAGATTTCAGGCCGCGCCAGTTCCGCTCACAATTCCGGTTTGTGTCTGGTTGTCGGATTTCGTCAGGCTTATCCACCCGCGTCAACGGCTTGAGTTAGGCATGATTCTACATAAATTCATGAAGTTGTCAAGTATTTTTCAATTCTTTGGCTAGTTTCAAATATTTCTGCTCGATCTCCTGTAGGTCGGGTATTTTGTAGTGCGTAGGCTCATGTTTGCCTTTCAGCCAATCCACAGTTTCATCACCAATTCGGTTTCTTAGATTTTCTTCATACGAT